GAACTTGTATGTTCCATAAGTTTACGACTTCTATTTTATCGTATTCTATTTCTTTTGTTATATCACCTTGTGCCATATTGTTTCTCCTTTTTAGGCTTCCAACTCTAGCAATCCACTAGAGTATTCCTTTATGAATCTGTAAAATATGTATGACTTACAAATATTTCAGTGCTGCTTGTTGCTCTAGTATTAGATGCAATAAGTGTATTTACACTGTCATATGATTCATAAAAATACATATTAGATGATTGATTTTCCATATTAGCCGTCACTTGTGAACCTGCATAATAAGTATCAAAATTATAAAACCTAACAGCACTTTGACTATAACCATTAAGTGTATTTGTAGTGTTAGCATCTTGAGCAAAAGGCATACCACTTAAATAAAAATGATTTGTACCTGAAACAGAAGATACATCTACATGAAGTTGTAAATGAACCATCTTACCAATTTTAGTATATTTTCCTACATTACTATTACTCACAAATGCAACATTTGCATTAGTACCAAAAGTGAAAGTACCTTCTTCATAGTCATCTAATGTATTGCTATCTGTGTTAGAGGTTACACCAAGATTGATGCCTTTTCCAGAACCACCAAATATAATATCTCCTGAAGAAATTGTTACATCTTCTCCACTACTTATACTAATAGCAGTTGCATCACCACTGTCTGATATACTTGTATCTGTTGCGTTTCTTCCTATTTTTGATATTGCCATTAGTCTGCATCCTCTATTGTAAGTTCACCTGCATCAACTTGTCGTTTGATTTCAGCGTAGTGTCTGTTATTTTCGTCTACTGAAACAAACATTTCAACACCATCTATTGTGGCTTTGATACATTCTTTTTTATTACCTTTGTATTCACTCCATTGTGCTTTTGTTATTATCATCTTAACCTCTATAATTCTGCATCAAGTGCTATTCCTGTATACCAATACGCTCCATCAGCATTTGATGGAGCAGTACATTGAGTGCCAACACCATTTGTTGTCATATCACCAAAATTTCTATCAGTAGGAAAGGTGCTTTGTGATTGAGAAAGAATTGATGCAGTAGGATTTGCTCTCATAGTTTGACGAAATCCGTCATGTATATAATAAGCATTACCACTTTGAACTCTACCACTCCAGTTACTGTATTGTACTTTTGAATAATACCTTTGGCATCTAGCTAGATTATCTCCAAAACTTTCATATTTAAAAGGTGTAGCAACTTCTCCAATTTCTAACTGAACACCTGTTAATAACCATTCATTATCTGTGCTAGACATAATGTTAACAGCATGACCACCAAAATATTTAGTAACATCACTAGACCATGCTTGTCCTGTCGCACCACCACTTGTATATCCTGTTCCAGAACCTAAAGCCCAATCTATTGCAAAAGCGTTAGTATTATCATCAGGAATGGCTGTTGTTGTTTCTCCAATAAAAGTTATTGTTTTCTTTTCCCAAGTGTTTGCAGAACTAATTGAATAAGTTTGGGATTGATAGCCACTACTTGCATCTGCTGCATTTAAAGTAACAGAATATGTACCTGTTACATTTGACCTTACATAAAATGATAAAGTTATAGATTTAGCCGAAGAAGTTCCCCATAAAAGTTGTTGAACATCAAGACCTTCAAGTCTTTGATACACAGATGCATATTGTGTACTTGCTAAAGAAGAATCAGCAGTAGCTGTGTCAATTTTTAAACTGTTATTAAATCCATCAGGTGCAGTAGAACTTTGAGCAACATCAAAAGCTGCATCTGCTCCTTCTACAATGGTAAATCTATCTACGCATATAATTGAAGTACCTGTTTGACCTGAAAGACTTGTTGCTCTTTGTGATATAGCCATATCACCATTCATTAATAGATTAGGACTAGCTAAACTACCCTCTTCAGATGCTGTAGCTAAATCTGCGAATGTTCTTGCTCTGCTCATTTACTCTATCTTTCCTGTTTCAGGATTAAATGTTTTACCCACGTTTACAAAACCATTATCCCACTCTTCTATTTTATCTTTACATAATTCATATGCTTCTTTAGAATAATCTTCATCTGTTTTGCCATCTACAATAGTCAACCATTTATCTACAATATAAACATCACCTTTGTCATTAGTAACTTTAAAACCAACTTTCTTTTTAAGAGTGGCTGAACTAGAATCATAATTATCACCACCTTCAGTTGTGTTATTTTTGTCTATTTTTTCGGTTGTCATTTTATCTATTTTAATATTTTTAATTGTCATTGTTTTTCCTCTTAATCATAAGCCTGTAATATAATAACGTAGTAAGATGTTCCACTACCTTCTCTATTTTTTAATGTGACAGAGTGACTATTGCTACTTTTAAAAACACAGGTGTTTCCATCACTGTCTGTTGCAGCATAATCACTTGAACCTGCTAATTTTGCTATTGGATTTTGATAGGTAGCAAAAAATACAGCACCACCTCCTCCGGGGTCATACACTAAAATTAATGCAGATGAAGAACCACTAAACCCTGCAACAGTTGTACTAGCATCATCTTCTAAAGCAATACCTGTTAGTGCTTCTCTGTTAATTATTGCTCTTTCACCTGTTATGCCAAAATTTGCTCGTTTTCCACTTTGGTCTAGTGTTATAGCAGTGCTACCTGCTATCCTAAGTCGCATTACATCTGTACTATGATTATAGTCAATAGCACCCTGTGTATTGTTACCTGTGCCATCATTAAAATAAATAGAACCATATCCATCTGTTGCAGATATAAGACTCATTCCTGAGTGAGATGCTCCTGCACCTGTTTTAGCAACAACAAGACCATTACCATAAGAATTATAACTTATTGGTGATGCAGTGCCTAATCCAAGATGACCTCCTGAAGTTAAAGTCATTTTTGTAGTTGCAGTTTCCGATGCACCTGTTTGAAATCTTAGTCCTGTTGCATTACTAGATGCACTAAAATCTCCTTCAGATACTGCTGAAATAGCCGCAGCTACTAATTGTGAGTCTGTACCAGTTCCTTCGTCAGGTGCTTGAAACTCAATAGAACCAAGTAAATCATCAACAGCTATATCTGTATCACCTGCTTGGAATGTTAAACGTGGTTCTTTACCATCACCTGTTCCAACGTGTTTTAATATTAATCCATCATCAGCATTATGTGTAAGAGTTATCTCACCATCTGCACCAAACTTAATTGCTGAACCATCTGTATTTAAATTTAAATCTCCTGTAACACCACCACCAAGTGTGACTGCACCACTAAACGTACCACCACTTGTAGCACTAACTGTATCAGCAACAGTAAAGACATCATAGACCACCACAGTCACTTCATCATTTGTATTGAGTGCTGATAGACCTGCTATCGTGTTAGCAGTGCTTGTGTTATAATCTGTTGTTGGTTTTAGTAGGATACCATTGAGATACACATCAACGTATGCACCATCTGTAAATGTTAGAGTAGCACCATTGGCATCTGCTCCACTTACGGATGTGTCACCACTTGATGCTAGGTATACGAACCTATTTCGTACTCCAAATCCGTCTGTTGTTTTTCCTATGTATGGCATATGTTATTCCTTTGGATTATCATCTTTAATTTTTTTAATTCGTGCTTTCCACGCATCTATATCTTTATAGATTTCATCTAATTGCTCACCTATATCTCCATAGGCTGTCTTTCTAGTCTGTCTTATTCTATGATTTGCTTCTTCTTTTTTTGCATTTGTTTCGTAAGATTTTAGTTGTTCATCAGTAGGTTTATCTAATCCATCTACGTTCCATGCATGAATGTAATCACCATCTCCTAAACCTTCATTTCTTAATTCAATATTACCTTGTTCAGCTTCCCAAGTTTTTGAGTTTGCTTCTAAATATAATTTAATTTTTGTGTATAATTGTATTGCCATAATTTTACCCTAGTAAAAACATTGTCCAATAATTACTATTTGCAGTTGTACCACCACCAGAATTATTTGCTGTGCCTATATCTTCAGCACCACCACTACCTTGATTTACAGCAACTTGTAATGCATCTCCTGCATTTAAAGTTAAAATATTAGTCCACACTACAGGATGTGTGATATTAATTTCAGTTGAATCAGTATATGCATATTTTAACAAAGAATCACTACCACTACCAGATGGTGTATGAAAATAGCTTAATGATATATGAGAACCTGCTGCCATTTGAGAAAAAGTTAATACGCCTGTAGATAAGTAATGCCCTGTTACTGGTGCAGTAAAAGCATTACTTGCAAAATTACCTCCAATATCAGTAGTTTCTGTTCCCCATAAAGTTACTTTTGTTGTACTACCATGGTTTATTGATTGAGTAGTATTTGCTCTTACTTCAAACATACATTGTAGGGGTTTTAATATTTGACCATTTGCATCAAAAGTCATAGCTGTGGTTGTGCCTAATGCAGAACCTTTACCAATATTTAATGTATCTGCACTGTCATCTAAACCAATGTGGTAATCTTGTGCATTGCCGTCAAATAGTATTTTTCTATCTGCCGCTGTTCCACTTCCTACTGTTACATCTCCAGTAAGAGTAGCATTTGCTGCAGTCAAGTCTTGTGATGCAGGATGTGTTGCTGTACTTGCAGGTGCGTTGTGATGCAACACATAGATATTATTTCCACTAGCACTTACAGGTGCAGCAGTAAATGTCAATGTTGTGCCACTGACTGCATACGCTGTTGTAGGTTCTTGTCTTACGTTTTCTACAAAGACTGCAACTCCATTTGTTGTCGCAGCTTTAGACAATGTGAAAGCAGTTGTACTTCCATCTCCACTAAATGTATCTTTAGTTACAGATGCAAAATTACTTGCAGGACTATTTCCTACGTAAGGCATTAGGTTATCTCCATAATTGATAAAGCAACATCAACTGCACCTGAACCAGTAACAGTAATAGAATCAGTATCTTCTAAAACTACTTTGTTACCTGCTAATAATTCAAGAGTTGAACCTGAAGGTATTGGTGCATTTGTAACTAACTCTACTTTAGCATTATTACCACTATTAGTTCCTGATGGTGGTCTACTTGTTGTATCTGAGTCAAGAGATACTGTTGTAGTTACTTGACTTGAAGTTGTATTGCCTACCATAAGTCCTAATACTATTGTAGCAACTACAGAACCTCCTGCCGTATACACAGTAGTTTCAGATGTTACTCCTGCAACTGTAACTGTTTTAAATGTATTTGCCATTTTTCTTTCCTTGTTTGTCTAATTATACACAAAAATTGCTTGTTTGTCAAGCATTATCCTAGTGCTATAGCTAACGCTGTTGCACTATCGTCAGTAACTGCTGTTAGAACACTTACATCCATTCTTTTAATTGTACCTGCATCACTTACAAGTAGTTCATCTGTTGTTGCTAGTCCTGATGCTAATTCTGTTTGACCACTAATTACGTTGTCATTTAACATACCACTTTCAACTGCATCATTTGCTATTGTTAATGCTCCTGCATCACTTGCAGTTGCATCTCCAGACATAGCAGAGTAGATATATTTCTTAACTCTTGTTAGTTCGGATTTTTCATTATTTCCACCTGCACCATCATCAACAATAATTAAGTCGGCATCTACTAAATCTGCACCTACATCTGTTCCACCATCAATCTCTAATGCACTTAGAGCAACTTTACCTGCTGTAGATATAGTAGATAATTTACTGTCAGCTATACTACCTGCTAACATACCATTTGTGACTGAGCCTGTATCACCTGTGCCTACTAATGTGCCTGTTGTTGTTGGAAAACTAATAAGAGCTTCAGTATGATTTATTTTATTAGAACCAAGAACTATTGCATAATTACCCATGTAGGCATGATTAGTACATTGGTAATACAATATGCTTGGTGTGTCTTCATCAACATCTATTTGTGTATATGCACCACTACTTCCCGGAGTGCCGTTTGTTGTAACTCCTGTTGTGTATTCTGTGGTCTTATCAGCATCTAAGTAAAATCTTAGTGGGTGTCCACCATTACTGCTATCAGATTGGTCAAATCTATAATAATATCCTGAGTCAGATGTTACATTGTCTACACCATGTAATGTTAAAGCAGGTGCTTGAACTCCGTTTATGACATAAGCGTTACCACTACCATCACCTTGATAGGGATGTCCTGATTTAGATGCTACAGTAACTGTAAAGGTAATAGGAGAACTTGAACTTCCATATTTACCTGCATGAGAGTCAGCAGTAATTAAATTTTTATTCAATACATCTTGAGTATCTAAAGTTCCTACTATTTCTTGATTTGCACCTGCAGGTAATGTTAATGTGTTTGTAACTCCTAAAGAATGAGGTTGAGCAGTTATAGTTTGCCCATGACTATTACTTTCACAATTTAATGTTATAGCACCTTGATTAGTATTTCCTTTTACAACAACTTTACCTGTGCCATTTGGTGCTAGTTCTAAATTTGCATTAGATGTAGTAACAATATCATTACCATTTACATCTAAGTTGCCACCTAACTGTGGTGAAGTATCAGCGACAACATCTGTAATACCACCAAGAGCAGATGATATAGATGCTAATGTAGTTTTTCTTAAAGCACTTGCACTGTCATCATGTATAAGTATTGTATCATTAGATGTGTCAAGAGATGTTTCAGCAGTTTGTCCTGTAATAACATTTGCATTTACCATTGCAGTTTCTACTGCACCATTTGCTATTGTTACAGCACCATTTGATGCTATAGTTACATCACCTGATACTGCTACAGGATTAAAGTTAGTACCATCTGCAACCATGATATGACCACTAGTATTTGTACCCATTGTTAGGTCATCACCTGATATAGTCAAGTCACCTGTTACAACTACGTCACCACTAAAAGTAGCTTTACCTGCTAGTGCCATATCAATGTCAAGTGCAGTTATTGCACTAGAACCATCTGTGCCTTTAATAGCAAAGTTTTTATCTGCTGTGCTAACTGTTAGTTCTACATCACTTGAGTTATTTGCTATATCAAGTATTGATGTGCCATCATCTTTAAATATTACATTACCACCATCAGCATCTAAAACAATGTCTGTGGTAGCATCTAATGTTATAGTAGAACCTGAGTCAATCTCTGTAATTACAGGTGTTGTTAAAGTTTTATTTGTTAATGTCTTTGATGTAGCAGAAAAGTATGTATCTAAGTCTGTAACAGCAACTTGCTTCATAGTTCCTGCATCATTGTATACAACTCTATCTGCATCTGCGACTGTAGTTGATGTAGCACTTGTATCACCATCTACAATGTTTAGTTCACTTACTGTAGAAGTTATACCATCAAGAACATTAAGTTCATCTGTTGTAACTGTAGCACCATCAAGTATCTCTAGTTCTGCTTCAGATATACCTGCACTACCTATTGTTACTGTACCTGCAAAGGTTACGTTAGCACCACTAAATGTCATAGCAGTTGTAGGAGTAGAACCTGACTTAATTACAAGTTCTCCACTACTGTTTGTTAAACTACCATAAGTAGTACCACCATCTTTTAATAATACATCTGCACCATCTGCATCTAATATAATATCTGTACCTGCATCTATAGATACTGCACCATCTGCTACTACATCTAACTGTCCATCTGTTGATGAATTAACATATATAGCTGTATCTCTAAACTGTAGCTTTTCGTTAGAAGATATTAATATGTCATCACTAAACTGAAAGTAATCTTCATCTTCCATCCAAGTAAGAACACCATCTGATGTATTACCATCAAATGTAATTGCTATATCTGTATCTGCTCCTGTACCAAATGTTAGTGAATTACCTAACAGTTTAGTTATAGGACCACCTTCAGCAGTAGTGCCATCATGTGTGTGTCCTGTACTTGCAGCAAACGCATTTACTATTTGGTCAAATTCATTATTAGTATCTGATGCCTGTATTACGTCACCATCAGTATATGTAGACTGTCTTGTATATGTTGCTCCCATTTACCTTCTTGCTCCTACTTGATATTCTAATCCAAATCCTTTTAATGAGTATGGTGCAGTAGTTCCACTATCATTAACTCTCAATGCTAATGCAAATCCTGAACCTTCTACGGATTGTCTAACTAATGGTTGTGTTGCACCACCATAAGTACCTGTTCCATAAGTTGCTACACCATAAACTGCTGCAACTTTCGTTGAATCAAAAGGATATGCATTTGGTCTTGCACCTTCTGCACTTTCGTAATCATATCTTAAAAATAAATCTGCACTTATAGCTGCTTCAGGTGCATAATTTAATATAACTCTTTGCATATGTTTACGAACACCGGGATCACCAAATGTTAAATCAGGACTTCTGTATTTACCATTTATGGCTGTTCCATCAAAATCATTGCCTTTTTCTTGCCTATAAACATATCCATCAAAACCACCATGTATAGCTATTACATCACCAGATTCTACTATGCTATCTGTAGACGATGGTTTTATACCTTTTAACTTAGCAAACTCAAACTGTTGCCCTTTTAAAACACATATAACACCTATTGTATTTTCTTCTGTTAAACCTGATTTATTAAAAAATAATCTATACTGTGTTTTATCAGGTATGACTATTGAATTAAATAAATCAGCATTTTTAATATTATCATCAATTAAAGACTGTATACTTTTACTAATAGTGCCAATCTCAACGTCACCGATTCTTGCTGTACCTGCAACTGTACGTAATCCATCAGGTCCTAAAAATATCAAATCACCTGCAAATTCTTGTATTGTACTACCAAAAGGTTCTATGCATCCTATATTTCTAGTAACAGGTGTTATAGCAAAATTACTTAATGAAGTACCACTTAATTTAAATATTCTGCTTTCACAAAAGATAAATAAATTATCTCGGAAAACTTTTAGTCCTGTTATAGTATTATCAACTTTAATACTACCTGCACCACTACCTGTTGCAAAATTATCTTCGTCAAAAGGCACACTAAATACTATTTCTTGTGGTGTACTTGACATACCAGCATAAAACATGTGATCTTTAAAAGCCGCTACAAACTTTGCACCTGTAACTGCTGTACTTACTTCACCACTTCCTGCAGATGTTATATCTGTTGCAGACATAGCAGAGTTAAAAAAAGTTGGAGCATTATTTCCATCAACAACGACTAATTTATCGTTACCATCAAAATTAAATCTTTCAAAATTATATCTTGATGCACTACTTCTACTTGTATCTCTTTCTGTCCAACTTTCAGATACTACATCATTTACAGCATGTGCTGCGGCACTTGTAGAACTTGTTGCTCTTGTTACACCTGTAAATGTTGTTGATGTAACACCTGTGTATGTAAATATTTCTGAATTAATTTGTAATGTACCACTTGAACTAAATCCAGTTGTGCTATCTACAGTTATAGTTCCTGATCCTGACATTGTTGTATCTGAAGCTATAGCCGTAGCAAGTTCAGTAGATGCAGAACTAAATATTTTTTGTCCTCTAGCAGCAACAATTTTATTTGCAAAGTTTACTACCATTAATACTTCTTCAGTAGAAGAAGATGTTTGAGGTACAATATGATTTACAAATTTTTTAAACCCATCTATTCTTCTGTATCCACCATCAATATCAGGTTCAAAATTTTCTAACTCTAATGCTTGACCGGGTTGCATATTAAATGTTGGTTGATTTAAAACTAAACCACCTTGACATGAAAATGAAAAAGGTTGTGTTTGAGATAAATCAGGCATTTTAAGTTACTCTTAAAGGATTATCTACACCGGTTAAATAACTTGATCTAGGTATATAAGTTGATCTAATATAATCAAATCTATTTACTAATAATGTCTGCATATTTTTAATACCTTGCTCAAATCGTTCCATATTTAATTGATACTGAGATGTTTCACCTCTATACTGATACACAAATGCTGTTGCTCCATCTGCTATAATAGGAGCAAATCTATCAGGTATAGTTGTCGTATCTCCATGAGCAGACATATCTGTAGGAAAAGTAAAATAGTCGTATTTTATAGAATATGATTTTGTTGGAAAAGGATATAATAAAAAATTATTATCAGGTGTTCTAACAACATGTTGTGGTATACCACCATCTTCAAATTGTGCTACTTGAACTCCACTATCGTGTGCTGATGCAGTAGTGCTACTTGCACCTCTTGTTACACCTGTAAATGTTGTAGAACTTCCTATACCTGTATATGTAACTTGTTCATTACCTATAAATAAAGTTCCAGTTGTATCAAATCCAGTTGTACTTGCTACTGTAATTGTTGTAACAGAATCTGTGTGAGACTGACTAAGTGTTGTTGTGCTTATTTCATCTTCTTGTGTAATAAAAGCGTTTATATAGTCATTGTAGTTAAGTATTCTTAATCTACCACCACTTGTTCCTAAATCGCTATCTTTTACTAATCTAAATGTGTTATAATCAACAGTTTTGGCATCTGTTGGTATAGAATAACTAACAGAACCTGCTGTAAGAGTTTGTGTTTTTGTAGAATGATTAAATGGATATTGAAATTCTTTTTGATTAATATATCTTACAGCTTCATTGACAGCATTTTTACATTGTGTTTGAATACCTCTAGAATTAGCAAAATCAGAAGATGTTAACTGTACTTCATTTAAACGTGCTATAACTCTATTTGTATGTGTAAGAAATGTTTCTGCCATAATAAACTCGTGTTAAAAGGATGGCAAGTTTCCCTGCCACCCTATATCTAGCTAAACTAAGCTAATTGGTCTCTATCGACATCGACAGGAGCATCGTCTAAGCCATGACCTGAAAGGTCAATAACTGTTGCATATACTCTTAGTCTGCCTGTCGCAGGAGCTGCACCTGCAATCGTACAATCAATTGTATCAGTCGCTGTGATAAATTGTGTGTAAGTTGAAGCTGCACTTCCTACAACTGTGTTAGTCTGACCATTAGTACCTGCAGCACAGAAGCCTGTAGATGTAATGTCAGCACCATCAATAATGTCGTCACCTCCTGCAAAATCCATGTCAAGAGTACAGCTTGAAGTAAAAGCTGCCATAACCTCTGCACCTGCATTTAAAATTAAATGATTCGCAGGTATTTCTAACACCTGAAAGACATCTCCATCTGAAAACGAACCACCTGCAGCTACGAGTTTATCAATATCTAAGTACGCTTCGATATTTCTCATAACATTGGTATTTTTTGTTGAAGGTAACGCTGCGATAGAATTAGAGAATACCCCTGTGGTATCGGATGATGTTAAATCAAAAGTTGCCATAGTTTATCCTCCCTTACGCTACGTTGTATTTAGCAGTCACGATAGCTTCAGGTCGAAGTATCTTTCTGCCATACAAATGCATACCACGAACAATATCAGCGAAACTGTCAGGGTCTCTGTAAGTTTCTGTCTTATTAATTTGTTCAGCAGTAGCTACTGAAGAACTGTGTCCTGCAACAATAATTCCAAAGTTAGAATTTTGGTTTGCTGAACCTGAAGTTCCCGGACCTGTTCCAACTGCAGGTAAGTTATTTGATGAGTAAACATCAAAGCCATGCAACTTGCCTACGGAAAGTCCTGATCTTAATCCACCTGATTCACCAAAGTCTGCGTTAAGAAGTCTTGAGTCTTCATCTTTCAGAACTTCGATAAAAGTTGGATGTAACACAAGCCATCTACCATCAGAGTCTACAAATTGTGTATCTAATAGTCTGCCCATTCTTGCAATAACTTGCAATGGTGTAGCAGTAGCAGTTGCTTGTGCAGTAGCACCCGGCATACGTGGTGCGATTGGGATAGAGTGGTCTCCAGCACTTGATGTAGTGATGTTACCAAAACTATCTTTTCTCAACTTCATGCTTGTTAGCAATTCATCAGAACCTGCAGTTGATACAGCTTTTGTACCATTTACAGTTGAGTTTGCTGAACTCGCTACGGAGTTGATTGAGGATTGTGCAAATCCTGATAAATAACCAAGAACTTCTTGGTCATATTGGTCTTTTAGTCTGTAACCTGCTCTGTCACTTGCGAGTTGAGAGAAGTTTACGTGACTATGTGCTTCCTCTATGTCATCAATCTTAAAAGCATAATAGTTTGCTTGATCAATAACTAAGCTGAAGTCTTCGTCATCAAGGTCTTGTGGTTGAATCATTGTACCACGAGCATATTCCTTGACTGTGATTTCTGGTTCTTTAATAATCTTAACAGTATCACCCATCGCTGAAATTTCACCAAAGTAATCAGAATTAGTAATGCTTTCTACAACAGAACTTTTTCTGAATGCTAGTTGAACTTGTTTCGAGTATATTACAGGTGAGAAGTTACCATTAGGTAGATTACCATATCCAGCAGCCGTTTTGAACGCCATAGTAGTTTCTCCTTTTTTACTACTTACAAATGCAAAATATTTAGTTTATTTGAGGTCTATTGTTCAAAGGTGCAACTCTATTGTACGGACAAAGTTGGGCTTTTACTTGACAGAGTAGGTCTAATAGTCTTTATATTTGCGAAAAAACACAATTAAGATATTAATTGCATTTATATACTATAGTTATACACATAAATTATTGTTTGTCAACAATTTTATCTAGCAGAACCTGTTAAATCATAAATAAATTTACCACTTCTTATAGCTTCCATTATTTTTTCTTGATTTTTTTCATATTGTTCAGCAGACATTTTTTCTACTTGTGACTCTCTAAAGTAATTTTTAGACTCGTCAACATTAGGTTCTGTGCTATTGTTTCTTGTTTTTACAACTTTTGCAGCATCATTTTTAACATCACTTGATTTTTTTGTGATATTTTTATCTGCTTTGTATAAATCAATTGCTCTAGCAGCAGATCGTGCATCGCTATCATTATCATACAAGGCATCTTGAATCCATTTAGGTTGTTCATCTGCCCATTCGTGAAACTCATCACTGTCTCTTATATCACCAAAGTCAGGATGTAATCTCATTAATTCTGCTTCAGCTTTTTCTTTTGTTGCATTTAATTGCAACTCATTAATGCTTTTTACTTTTTCTTCTAATTGTTTAGAAGTTTCTTTTGCTTTTTTTATAGCTATTGTTTCAACAATTGCAGCAACATCTGGATATTCTTTTACCCATGACTCTAATTCTTCTTCTGTTTTAGGTAATTTTATTTCTTTTTTAGTTGCTTCAGATAGTTGTTTAGATAACTCTTCTATTTTAACTTGTAGTTCTTTTTCTTTTTGTTGAGAGTGTCTTCTTAAATCACCATATCTTTTTTTAAAAGTTTTTTCTTCAGCGTTTTTAGGTTCTTCTTCTTTTTCTTTATCTTCTTCTTTTGGTTCAGGTTCTTTCTCCTGTTCCATAAGTTTTTTTAGTTCTTCCTCGTCTTTTTTTATTCTCTCTTCTACGTTAGAAGGTTTACTCATAAATGCAACTTTTTTAGGTGTTGCTTCCTGTACAATAGCTTCAGCCATTTTTTTCTCCTTGGGGTTATCGTAGCCAATTAGTTGGGGGATAAGTAGCCATCAATGTAGGTTATTTTTTAGAAGCTAACCCACCACGCTTCATAACTTTTTTCTTTTTAGGTTTTTTAGATGCTAAACCACCTGTGTTAAAAGCATCACTATATCCTTTGGAAGTAGTAAATCCTGCATCTCCTGCAGATGTTCCACCACCACTAGGTCTATTAGGTCTATCATCCTTTACAACTACAGGTCTATCATTTACTTTTACAATATTTCCTTTAGTGTCTGTAGTTAATTTACCACCTTTAAATGTTGTTCCTTGATCTGTTTTAATTACATTAGGTATAGAAGAACCTGAAGCATCTGCTGTCTGTGCAATTTGAGACTGACTTGCAATTTGATTTGCTAGGTTACTTATTTTATCATCTTTATTTTTTATTTCTTGATCTTTAGAATTTACTTGTTGTTGTAATCTTTCTTTTTCACCTTGTAAATTACTTATTTGTTCTTTTAAAGCAGTCTCTGATGTCTTATAATCTTCTATTACAGTCTCTTTATCTTTTACATCACCTGTTAAATTAGCAATTTCAGTGTCAAGTGCTTTTATTTTATTGTTAGAGTCTTCAATTATATCTTTTTTTTGATCTTCTAATTTGTAAATTGTAAGGTCTTGTTCTGATATAGTTTCACCAGCATCTTCTAATTCTTTGGTATACGAAGCTATTTGTTGATCTAATTTTTTTAGTTGTCTTTCTCTATCTCTTTCTATTCTTGCTTTTGCAGCTTTTGCTTGTCTAAGAGAAACGACATCTGATCCTACAGCTTTTGCATCACTTATATCAACTTTTGGAACTGTTGCATCTACATTTGTTAAACCTAATGTACTTACATCTTTAGGTTTAGATATAGGCATTGGTACACTTGCACCTGCTTGTTTGTTTCTATTTATAGCATTTGTTATAGGACCAAACTCTTCTCCCGGAATTGGTAAGTTATTAAATAAAAATCCCGGAACTTTAAATTTTCCTACTTTAACATTTCCACCTTTTATCCAATCTATTATTTCTTGCTCTGTACTCATACCTGCCTGAACAGCTTGTTGAACAGCGTTGTCTAAACTTCTGTCTCTTCTTTCTTTATCTTCTTTAGCAGTCTGTAGTTCTTTTTCTCTATCTTTATCTTCTTTAACTTCTTCTACAGCTTCTTCTTCTTTTGGTTTTTTATCATCGTCATCATCATCACTTGGAGGAGTATATTCGTATCCTTTGTCTGTTAAATCTGTAACAATATCTTTATATGGTGGTAATGGTTCGCCATCTTTAAATGGTATGTAACGTATTTCACCATTAGGTCCTACAAATTTTCTTAACTCATCATATTTACCAAAAGACCCACCACCAACTAAATCTTGAAAAGATGCTTCATCATCTTCATCATCTTCTGTATCTGTAGGTTTACCAAATACTCCTGCTTCTTCATCTGCAACACCACCTTCAGAAAAATTAAGTCTACCATCTTCTTCAACATCTAAATCATCAAGTGTAAAAGGTATATCATCAGGTAATGTAGCTTCTTCTGAATTACCCATCTGACCCATTTCTTCCATACGTTTTAAACCTGCTTTAGCTTTTTGTCTCAACTTCATTAAAAAATCTAAACCTAAGTATCTAACTACATCAGCAGGAAATACAAACTCACCCTCACTTAATTGCGCAGGTATATCGTCTCGAACTTCTTTTTTAGTTGAACCTACAGGAACATCATTACCTGATATAGGGTCTTTTTCTCCACCCTCGTCTTTAAGTCCACCTTCGTCAAACATTTCCATTTGTTTTTTCATTTACAATATTCCTTATAAGTTTTAATCTACGTAATGCACCAATAGCACCTTGTGATCTATACATTATTGTACTGTTATCGGTTTGCTCTAATGCTTTTTGTTGTTGCTCAACTAAAGAATCAATATAACTACTGAATGCTTCCCATAGGTGGCTGTTGCTCACTAGGGGTTTGAGTTGGCTGATTAATTTCTTGTCCACTTGGTTTATTATCTCCTGTAAATCCTTGCTCTCCCGGAGTAGGTGCTTGACCCACTCCTATTGTTCCACCACCTGATCCTGTTGGGTCAGCTGGGTTTGCTCCCGCTGGTGGTTTTTGTTGTTGTTGTGCAGGTTGTTGAAAACCTTTCATTAGTTCTGCTTGTATTGCTGCATCATTCATATTATTAGTTACTTTTTCAGGGTCTAAGTCTAATGCTTTAGCTATTTCTCTAATAACATATTGAAATTTAGCAAAAGGTGCAAGAGCAGGATTACTTGCAACTTGTAAAAATTGCATTAGTCTTTGACTTCTTACTTCATTTGCCATAAGACTTTCTGTTCCTCGTGCTTTAACTTCTAAATCGCCTTTTATATCAGGGTTAAAATCAAACTGCATATTAAATCTAAATAAACCCTCACCTAAAGGTCTTAATAAATAGTCATCTACATTTTTAATAACAGTTTTTATACTGCCACTTGCAGCATTCATTAACATAGATATACCACTAGCAGTTCTACCTACACCAGTAATACCTGTTTGACCATAAGAAAATGAAGGTAAACCAGTTGACTCATCAGCCAATTGCCTTGCTTTATCAAACAACTGTAAATTTTCACCTGAAACATTTGGAAACTTTGTACCAAATATTGCTTGACCGGGAGCGCCGCCTTGTCTTCTAAATATTTTTCCCGGATATACAGATAAGTCTTGTCCCGGAACTAAATTTGTTTCATCTACTTCTATTAGCATATTACCTGATAATACTGCATTATCTACAGCCATTCTCATAAATCCATTCATTAGTGTTTGAGTATCATCCATATTTTCAGCTATACCAACACCAAAAAATGAATACGGATTTAATTCATATGGTGATGCCATATATGGTATTTTAGAAGGTTTAAATGGATTTAAAACCATTCTTAATAATTTACCATTACAAATCCATGAATTTATTTGTAACTCATCAAAATTTCTTAATTCTTTTGGTATATCTACACCTTGTTCCTCTAACATATCAGTATCACACATACCCCAATATTCAAGAACTTCATATCTTTCTATTCCATACTCAGGTGCATAATCAGATAAGTCATCTTCCCAAGATTCTTTTGTGTAATTTTCTCCTTCTTCTATAGCTTCCTCTATTGCAACATCTCTAAAATGTGGTCTACGTTTTAGACTACGTAATTGACTTCTTGACATTTTATGTCTTTCAATTACATATGTTGCTTCATCCATATTATTTGCATCAGGGTCTGGATAAAAATTCCACACAGATACATGATTTACTTGAGGTACAGTTTTAAATACGGGACTATATTCTCCTTGCTCATTCCAATTAGGATATTCTTTATCAACAGCAAAAGGTCCTTTCATTACACCAGTTCCAAATAAAGCCATTTCAAAAGCTGTACTTCTTAAATGTTTATTAGCACCTGATTCTTGTAATTGATCATGTATTTTCTTTTCCATACTTTTTGCTGCAACCATAGCAGGACTAAAAGTAACAGATGTTGGAGTAGTACCAGCACCCTCTTTTAAACCATCAATATCTTCTAGTTTATTTTTTAAAGGTCCTAATTTTTCTCTTAATGTTTTTTCTGTAGCACCTGCTGGTAGTTCTTTTCCATCTCCTGCAAAACCATAAGGTGATGTTAAATCTATTTCGTTTTTAAGTTGTTCAGGTTCTGCGGGATCAAAATGTACATCAGCAACTACACCTTCAGGTAATTCTGTAGGTTCAATATTTAACGGAAACTTATTATTAGCAAATAATACATCTACTATTTGACCATATGCTGCAAGAGTTTTAGTTTTTGTTGCTTTTATAAATACTCTAGATTTTTCTGCTTCTGTAAACTGTACGTCAGAACCATATAAACCTCTATAATTTCTATATGCTCTTAACCATCTAGTTTCATCATTTTCTCTGTATTTATCAGCACGATGATATTTTTCCATAATAAATGGTATTATACCTGATGAATCTGCTTCTATTGTTTCGCCATCTTCAAGTGCAATAGCATCATCTTCAATCATTATTTCTTCTTCTGCCATAATTTATCCTTTAATATCCAAATGTTGCATCTGCTACTGGCATACCTGTTGAAGGTCTACCATGTGGATCATAGTCAAATACACTAAATCGAGGTCTCGACATTATACCATAACGTAAAGCATCATATAAGTGGTCTTCTGCTTTTGTATCTACATCTTCAGGATTCTTTTTATCTAAAGGTATAGATGGTATTTGTGATATCATATTTACACAATTCTCAAAAAATACTAATCTAGGTTCTTCTGTAAATTCATCAACTTGTAATCTTCTATGTAATTCATTTTTACCTGCAACTCTAGAACCTCTACTTCTATCTGAAGGTCTCCAACGACAACCTCTAGAAATCATTTGTTCAGCGAGTGAAGGACCTGTATCACCTCGTTTATGCCACAAACTAGAGTCTAATACTCCATATTTTATATTGCCATCTTCAGCTTCTAAATCTAATATTTGATCTGCTAAATCCGTTGCCAAAACTTTTGAAACGTATAACTCACGATATACAATAAGTTGTTCAGCAGGTGAAACAGCAAACCAAACAACACCTGAATATGACCCATAACCATAGTCGCAAGACCTAAACTTAACCCAATTACTAGGTATATCAAATGGTTCAACAACGTGTACGTTCCTATCAAATTCAGTAAACGCTGCACCTTCTTTAATATCCCAATCCCCCTCCAAGAGTTGTCTTCTTTGTTGTTCAGGAAGGGAAAGTAGCATTGCTTCATAGTCTCCACTTTCTGCGAGGTATGGATTGTCAGATAATCTTGCAGGAATAAATCTCCTTTTGAATAAAGATTTCCCAGCTCTTCTGTGTCCTGCTGGGTATTTAAGAACTTCTCCTGTTTCAATGTCTGTTGCATCAAATGCCTTTCCATAAGGTGCTTGGTCTATAAACATTTTTTTAACCCAATGATGTCCTACACCTCCGGGGTTTGTTGTTGCTCTCATAAATATAGGTAAATCAGATGCTGTAGAACGTAAACGAGAACGCATATAGTTCCAAGCAAAAGGAGTTGCCCATTGTGTTAATTCATCAAAACCTATCCAACTAAAAGCCAAACCTTGATAACGCATAACATCTTCATCTCTATCAAGATATGACATCCACAGTCTTGCACCTGATGGTGCTACCCACTGCATTTTTCTTTCATACCACTTTATACCCTTCCATACTTTTGGATATAACTCTTGAGATTTAAATATAAGTTCTCTTAATTCTTCTGTAGTATGTCGTAAGAGTAATCCACTAAATTGTGAATGACCCATATATCTTAAAGGGTCTGCTAACATGGCAAAAGACTTGCCACCACCTGCACTTCCCCCATATAAAACTTCTCTTTCAGATGCAGCAAGAAACTCTGTTTGAGGACCTTTATTAGGTTGAAAAACTATATTTCTTTCTTCTTCAATGGGTTTTTCTACTTCATCTAATAATGTATTATCTACTTTAAGACGTTGCTCCTGTTCTACTTTCTTCGATTTCTTTCGCCTTGGAGATCGCCTTTTCTGCATACTCTGCCCACTTGCGTAGGCTTCTAGCTTTGTTCTTACGTTTTTGCTCATCCTGTAATCTTTTACGTAATCCTACATGAGAAATATATCTACCTGTTTGTTTTGTCAGCCAATTAGCTACTTCTCTGTATGAATATTGTTTAATATATTTTCTTGCTAACTCTAATTTATCTAATTCATTTTGAACAGGATTTAATAAATTAGGGTCTTCATTATTTTTTATGTAACCAAAAGGTATAGTTCGTGCAATTCTTGGAATAGAAATCCATTCATTGTCTTCTTTAATATCTGTTGGTTGTGGTAACTCCCACTTACCTGCACTTCTAGTCGTCATCTTCTTCAATAGGTTTTTTTGTTGGCATAAGCATAACACCACCTGATGCTTCTACTTGTACCTTCTCTGTTTTTATCAAACCTGTTCTATCTAATAATTCTTTAGCTGCATTCATTTTATCTCGTATGCCAAGTTCTGTAGGGTCTACTACACCACCTACCATTGCCATTGCAGCAAGAGGTGCATTACTTGCCATGTATAGTTGTGTAGCTTCTAATATTTCTTCTTTTAGTGCTTTAATTATTTCTTGATTATTTGTATTAGGAGAATACCCCGCAATAATTTTAGCATCTTTTATGCTACCATTTGCTTCTGCAAATAAAGCATCTATAAATTTTTGTTGTCTTTCTGTTAGTTTTCTAGCCATGTTTTATAAACTTTCTTTCTCTAGGTTTAAAAAATTCTTTTAAGTTGTATATATGTTTTTTTCTTTGTTTTTGTTTTACTAACTCAAGCCGACTGCTTTCATTCGAGATATAAGTCTGTCTGCTCTGTTTGTTACTTGTTTGTACCATCTTGAATCCTGCATTTGATTTCCAGCTTCAATCCAATCACCATCTCTAATAGCCTGTATCATTTTCTTAAATTTAGACAATCTAGGTCTACCCATATTAAACATCATGTTAGCTGTAATTAATTGTACTTCTTGAGGTAATTTATCCCAATCATCAAATAATCTTTTACACTCACCTATTGTAACATTTATGTCTTGCTCAAAAACTTCGTTAACCCTAATTTCATCCACCACTGTTCCCACTGGTTTCTTGTATTCTTCATCTCCTTGTACAATGAGATGTCCGATGCCAAACGTAGGTAAGCCAAGGTGGTCCAAATATATTTCGTATTTACATCCTTCATCTATTTTTAATTCCTCTCTTAGTCTATCTATAAAATCCATTAATTTAATTTTTTTAACCTTTCATTTTCTTTTAGTAGTATGTAATAGGCTTTTGTCAATTCTTTATTGTCTTCTTTTAATATGTATATAGTCTGTTGTGCAGCTAGAAGTTCTCTTCTTATTGTTTCTTCAAATGTATCTTCGTGGTTATCCCACCCATTAGCTTCAATCACTTCTTACCACCTAAAGCACTAAAACCAAAATATGCTCCCACAAGACCACACATCGATATATACTGTGTCATAAGGATACTTTCTGCTTCTGCAAGTCTGTTTGGAAAAGCTAGGGTTAATATAGTTGTAATACCCATGAG